ACAGCTGCGTAAATATGAAAACTTATACATAACTCTGTTAGGCTTTAAGTCGGATTATATATTCTTTAAGAGACAGTAGCGAAAGCGTCACACACGACCCCTCTGGGGTCTTTTTTATGCTATAATAGTTGCATATAAGATAATACTATGCAACTCAGACCACATCAGTTAGACGGATTAAATGCAATGCAGACTCACAATAAGGGTCAGATCATTGTACCCACAGGTGGTGGAAAAACAATGTGCATGATAGAAGATGTGAGAAGACTCTTTGCACAGAACAGTTTACCAAAGACAGTTGTAGTTGTCGCACCACGCATCCTCCTAGCAAATCAGTTATCCTCTGAGTTCTTGGAGTTCATCACAGATGCAGAGGTCATTCATGTACATAGTGGAGAGACACATCACAAGAGTACAACCAAGACAGATCAACTTGAGTATTGGTATCACAATAGCACAGATAATCTATTAATATTCACAACATATCATTCTCTACACAGAATACAGGAGTCTCTTGATATTGAAGTAGACGCAATATATTTTGATGAAGCACACAACTCAGTACAGAAAAACTTTTTCCCTGCTACTGAACACTTCTCATATAATGCAAAAAGATGTTTCTTTTTTACTGCAACTCCAAAGAATAGTTTGACTCCTCAGAAAGCAGGAATGAACTGGAGTAAGGTGTATGGGGATGTGATCTGCCAAGTTCCTGCACCAAAGTTAGTCAGGGATGGATACATACTACCTCCAAAGGTTGAAGTCTATAAGTCAAGAATCTTGGATAAAAATGAGTTGGTTGCTGAACGTGATTGTGAGCAGATGGTACAGGCGATAGATAATATTCAGAAGGACAAAGTATTGATATGTGCGAAGTCCACAAATCAAATCAAATCACTTGTTTACTTCACAGACTTTATAAGTGATCTTGCAGACAGAGGTTATTCTTGGATGACCATTACAAGTAAGACAGGGGCGATTGTTGATGGAGAGAAGGTGGACAGAGAGACATTCTTTGATACACTTAATGAGTGGGGTAGAGACCCAGACAAGAAGTTTGTAGTTCTACATCACAGCATACTCTCAGAGGGTATCAATGTTCATGGACTTGAAGCAGTATTGTTTATGAGGTCTATGGATTACATTACTATTAGTCAGACGATTGGTAGAGTGATACGCAAAGGGGCAAAAGACAAAGTTTATGGTATGATATGTGTACCAGTATATTCCAAAGTGGGTATTACAACCGCCAGAAAAGTTGAAGCAGTAGTCGATACTATCTTCAACAGGGGCGAAGCAGCAACAGTTACAGTTACAAGATGAACGACACGATTTTATTTGGAGATTGCAAGAAAACTTTGAGTGAATTTTTACCTCAAAGTGCTAGGACTTGTGTGACTTCTCCACCATATTATGGACTTAGAGATTATGGTACAGCAACGTGGGTAGGTGGCGACCCTAATTGTAATCATAGGAGAGACACTAAAGTTAATCCTAAGAATTGTATTACTGGACATAAAAATCACGATGAAATGGCAGGGGTTGGCGATGCGATATACAAGACAGTATGCCCGAAGTGTGGTGCGATTAGACAAGATAGTCAGATAGGACTTGAAGAAACACCCGAAGAATATATTGAAAATCTTGTTAATGTATTTCGTGGTGTCTGGGATGTTTTAACTGATGATGGAACTTTGTGGGTAAATTTAGGAGATAGTTATTACAACTATCGACCAGGAAAAGGTCAATCATATCCAAAACAATCTGTATCTAAAACAAAACAAGATTTACCAGATAATTGTAATAAACGTGGCAACAAATTAGATGGACTTAAAGAGAAAGATTTAATCGGAATCCCTTGGATGTTTGCTTTTGCTATGCGTAAAGATGGATGGTATCTACGACAGGATATTATTTGGCATAAACCAAATCCAATGCCAGAGAGTGTAAAAGATAGGTGTACGAAGTCACACGAATATATATTTTTGTTCAGTAAAAATAGAAAATATCACTACAACAATGAAGCAATCAAAGAACCCGCAAAAGATTGGGGAACAAGAGACAGAACAAACGGAAAATATCACAACGAAGGAACAGGACTCCAACCCCATAGCGGACTTACAAAATCATATCCAACAAAGAATAAACGCTCTGTCTGGTCAGTAACAGTTAAACCATATAAAGAAGCTCATTTTGCAACATATCCACCTGACTTGATTGAACCTTGCATACTTGCAGGGAGTGAAGAAGGAGATACAGTTCTTGACCCATTTATGGGTGCAGGAACTACAGCTGCAGTTGCAAAGTCACTTAATCGTCATTATATTGGGTGTGAACTCAATGAAGACTATGGTAACTTAATTCTGAAAAGAATACAAGATTACAAACCAGTTCAACCAGTTAAAGAAGTTGCACAAGAGCCTTGCATAAACATCTTTGATATTATATAATAGAAGAGTAAACAAAGGAGATACTATGATTGAAGGATTTGTATTAACACTGGCATTGATGACATTTTGTATTGGTTCATCATTTGCAATCGTAAACTTTGCATCTAAAGGGAGGTTTTTCTAATGCGTTGTAGAGTACAACTATTCGTAGCAGGTCAAATTTTTACTGAAGAAGTAAGAGCAGTTGACTATCAGGAAGCAAGACAAGTCGCACTTGCTAGAAATCCTAACGCTACTGTTGTAAGTGTTACTGCTGTATTTTAATGGCAAGAGGAGACAATTACCAATCTTTTTATCCAACCAAGAATCTGACTTTGCTTGATGCAAAGGTAGGACAACCAAATGGTTGGGTATCTAAAGATGGTATGTGGGCTGCAGTTCCATCAAATGGAAGAAAATTTGCCATTGTTCATAATGGTATCGTAGAACACTTCTCAAAGAACTTTGAGTGTGCTATGATATACATAAAAAAAGGTATCCAAAAGGAGAAGAAAAATGCACGATCAAAACTCAATTGACGCAGTTGAAACATCTGCACAAAAGTATCAGCGAGCGTTAGATTTGTTTACTGAATCAGTATTAAAACCTGACCACGATTTAAGAGGTTGTGCATATAATCAAGGATGCTATGAAGATTTGATGGAGATAAGAGAACACGTTTTAGAATACCTTAAAACATTAAAAGAAGTTACATATCACACTAACCCAGATGAAAGTGATGACCTTGAAACTGCTAAGTTAATTGAAACAAAACCATTATCAAAATGGCGGTAATGTGTTCATAACAATACATTAATATTAGGGTAAAAATATTAAAATAAATAATGTGAACTATTAATTTACCTTATGTTATCTACCCAATACCGTTTAAGATTACAAGCGATTTGCAAAGACATCGCAGCTGGAACTGAAGTTTCGTTAGAAGATATGATATGGGCAAATAAGTTGGCAAAAGCAAATACAAGTGCCAGAGGTATGTTAAGTCAGGCAAGAAGATTAGCAACAGATGACGATGGTTCGTGCCTTAAATATTTGGACATAGGCAATCCAAACAAAAAACCTAAAAGAGGATTTAATGGTGCAGATGACATCGCTGATTGGTTTCGACCAGATAGGTCAGATGATTGGAGACAACGTGACTAGGTATATGTGCGTAGGCATAAATTTTTGTTAATTAAAATCAGTAATTACAGATACTTTGTTCTAAATATTTTTAGAATTAGGAGAAATAAGATGCACTAAAACTCCTGTATTATGTTTAAATATTCAACTATTATTCGATAAAATGCACAACTTAATTCCACTAAATCAACTCAACGGTTATAATGATGATAACGATTTAATCACAGAATATTACGAGTGCCTAGTCGAATGTGACGACAGACAATCAGAATGTAAAAGAATATGTAAGGAGGTTTTAATTCGTTAATTGTAGTTTACCGAGTTAGCAAATGTATCAATTCTATCATCCACCTTAACTAAAATAGAATAAAAAAACAACCCCTTGACTTTTTAAGTCAGGGGGTTTATAATTGGAGAAACAATAAATTATGTTTAGTCCTTTGAGATATGTTCAGAATGTAAGAACTGTTTATAGCAGATTTTACCAAAAAAATGTTAAGGAAGTCGAAGTGCGATTTGGCGATGAAGACCCTGCTTGGATTCCTTATGATACACTACTATCAATTATGTCAATTATGGGGGTAGAAGATGAAAATATTATTTAAAATTAGAGAATTTGCTTGGGTCATTGTATCTGAGATAGAAGATTGGTTATATCCATATCATAATAGATTGACACCTGACGAACAGTTTGAAATTAGAGTCAAAGACACGATGAGTGGGGAGAACTTTATGGTTGAAGAACATATACAACAGCAGAATGAAAGGATAGAAAGATTACAGGATGAAATGATAACAGTTCAGATGAAATTAGCAGAACACGAAGAAAGATTTAAGACAAAAGTTAAGATTAAGAAGGATAGCACATCTGTATCAGGAGATATCAAGAATATCTTTAATTCCTGATATACTAAATAATTCTTAATATAACTTAACTATTGATGAAGGATAAGAAAGCAGCAAATAAGTTGATTAAGAGAGCAAAGGCAAACCCAGAATTATATACTGATACGGAAGTTAAATATGCAAAATTGATCAAAAGAACTTTGAAACTTTCCAACAATGAACAACAATTCTCTGAAAATCAATCAAAATAAAGATGGAACTTTTACCGTTGAATGGGATAAACAAGACCCCGAATGGAGTTGGATGAACAACTTGACATCCAAAGAAATTCAAGGTATCATGGAGAAAGCAATTCACTTAGACCAGAACAAATGATAGAAGAATTCAGTAGTCCATCACTTAATAATCTAAAGGATTCTATCGAAGATGCACTTACATCTGAGAGTCCACAGGACATACTTGATTGTATTATGTTGACATTGAAAAGAAATTCTCAGTATCATCGTATTTGTGCAAGACATAGTAAGGAGGTCTTAGACTTATTATATGGTGTTGACAAGAGTAAAAATGTGGTTGAAATTAATGCAGCTGCAGAAGATGACCATAGTTGGATAACAGACTCTAAAAGATGGATAGATTATACTGAACTACCAGATAGCGGTAAGGTACAAACTGGAAATGTTGAAATTAAAACAGAAAATATAGGTTTATTTACTGAAGATGAACTGGTTGCAAAAGGTTATCAGTTGACCGATACAGGATGGGTTAAAGCATAATGGCATTATCTGATACTGTAAAAGAGTCTTTGAGGGATGCACAGGAGGATTTAAGAAATGCTCTTGCAGCTGCAGCCAGAACAGAGAAACCATTTGTGAGTAAGCACATCGCTGATATGTTAGCGATGATAGACACTATTATTGATGCAAGTGAAATGCTAGAAAAATTAGAAAATCGCAAAGATGGAGATAGCGGTTTCTTTGGTACATTTTTCAATGGAGATTTAAAATAATGAAGTATCATCTGTATGATGAAAATTATTCTCACAAAGGTTCTTTTCAATCTGTACAGGAGTTACGAAATTTTTTATGTGACCGAAAGTATGATTTAAGTTGCGATGCAGATTTGTCTTGCACATTTGATTATATTAAACACATTAGATGGCATTGGGATATAACCGAACATTAAGTTAACCTTAAAAACCTAAATAGTATTGTAACAACAAGAACACATTATGAAAACAATAGAAGACCACATCGAGTTCGATAAGCAAAGGATTGAAGACCCAACAGTTTCATCCGCAGCTAGAAGGCACTATAAAGATGAATTACATGAACTAGAAGAATACGTTGAACATCATAAACTAGAAATTGAGGGTGGCGACCATCACGACCCAAATGCCTTAGAACTATTTTGCGATTTACACCCTGACGAACCAGAGTGTTTAGTCTATGACGACTAACCTGACATATTAATCGCAAAGTCAAGAGCCTTTTTGGCACTATCAGATAACCTGATTACCCGACTAGATTTAACAACTTGGAAACCGAGTAAGTCTCCGTCTGGGTTTTCGGGTAATCCAAATGGAAGAACTAGAAATATACCTGCATTGGCAACACATTTCCAACCAACGTCAACAAAACCTAATTCCCTTAATGCACACTCTAGTTTGAGAGAGTGGCATCCGTCTATTAATTTCATACGGATAACCGAACTATTAGTATTTAGTGTGGACATTATACCGAAAGTGTGATATAATATTTGTATGACATCAACAGCATTAAAAGCTTTAACAGCAACAACAGGAAACAGAACTGATTGTTGGAATACTCCACCAGAGTTTGTAGGGGATGTATTAGAATTTTTCGATAATAAACTAGATTTAGACCCCTGTTGTAATGACATCGAGAATCCCTTCGTTCCCGCTAAAAAACTTTTCGATGAGAAAATAAATGGTTTAGCACAGGATTGGGTTGCTGATAGTGTGTTTATGAATCATCCATACAGTAATAGTAAAGAGTGGATACCTTATGCAGTATCACAGTATCAACTAGGACACGCAAAAGAGTTAGTCTTGCTGATTAAGATGGATGTATCGACAAGATGGTGGAAGTCAATATCAACCTATCCATTTTTAGCAATTAATAAAAGATTAAAATTTGGAAATGGCAAAGGTGCAGCTCCATTTCAATCAGCAATAGTTTATCTTGGCACTAGACTTGGTAAGTTTAGACGAATATTCGGTAAATATGGAACCCTTTATATGCCAGTTGTTGAAGTGTCACAAGAGAAGTTGAATCCTCTTGCAGATGTGCTATATTAATAGTGGGAAAACAAACCATCTGTGGTTTCAACCCTACTACCTATACATCCATTTTTGGTTAGGAAGGTTTACTTTGATTGAAAGCAATGTTCCTTGAGAACTAGCGGAAAAGTTATAGTAGGATTAAGTTGAGTAATTTAGGCGATACGCTCCACTATGTTTTTGTTTTCTCTCGCCAATTTATTATTAGACCCTTATGTCAACACGTTCAAGAATCGGTATTCTATTACCAGACGATTCAATCCTATCAGTATATCATCATTGGGATGGATACCCAGAGTGGTTAGGTGTTACACTTGAAGAACACTTCAATACCTATGAGAAAGCATCTGAACTTATAGATGGTGGAAATATGGGTAGTTGTTATTCTGACAATGAGTACAATTCAGAAACAGGAGAGTATGAAACAATAGAACCCAGAGCAACTTATTATGGTGGCGATGAGGAAGCACCTATCTTGAGTAAGAACTTTGATGAGTTCACACGAATAGATTGTTGGCAAGAGTATGCCTATGTGTTTGTTAAGGACAGATGGGTGGGTTATTCAGTTCGTCACAAATGGAATGATGATTACAGTAAGATGACCGATTGTATCGTAAATGAGGTACAAATCCCAAAAAAGCAGACAGTTGAATAAGTGTCACAAGGGGGTGTCCAACCCCCTTTTTCAATGCTATAATAGATGTATAACAAAGGAAAACCCTATGACCCCAGACGATACAAACCAGACATTTCTCAGAAGATATGTCGATGACTATTGCAAAGCACTTGATGAGAATTACAAACAGGACACAATAAGAAGTCTTGAGCATAATCTAAAACGTGACCCAGAGTGTACTTATTCAGCAAATCAACTTGTAAAGATTATGCAAGGTAAAGCAAACCTAGACAAGTTTAGATACTATGAAGGTAAGAAGTACCTTAAAGTAGTGAGAGAAGAGTATGACGAAACAAATGATAGATGGAGAGACACTACAGTTCACGCATTTGTTGACAGCAAAACAGGGGAAGTTTACAAACCTGCATCTTGGAAAGCACCCGCAAAACACGTTAGATTCAATTTTTGCAACAAAAAAGATTTATTATTTCTAACTGACCCTAGATGTGTTGGATGGGCGGGTGGATACCTATACTTAAGATAAAATGAAACTATCACTCAAAGAAAAACTAATATTCATTATTTCATTTTTATGGATGCTACATTGGGGAACTAATATAGCAAACCTAATTATTGACACATTCCTGTTAAAAAATAGTGTCAGATTATTACCATTTGGGTTATAATTTTACTATATAATCTCGTATGTGTTAAAATAAAGTAATAGAGAAGAGAATAATATTAGTTTAAAAGCAAACTATTATCACTCAAACAAATGCAACTCAAACACATTGAACACCCCGAAGATACTATTCTTACTGGAGATTTATCAGCAATTAACTGGTTTACTCTACAGGGAAAGGTATCACTTAAAATAGATGGTTGCCCTGCTATTGTGTGGGGAACTAATCCCGAAAATGGAAAGTTTTTTGTTGGAACAAAATCCGTATTCAACAAAGTTAAGAAGATGATATGTCACTCTCACGAAGAGATTGATATATTATATGCTGAAAAACCAGACTTGGCAAATAAATTACACTTATGTTTTGATAATTTAGTCAGAACAGAGAATATCTATCAGGGAGATTTGATAGGTATTGGTGGCGATGATTACTACCAACCTAATACGATTGGGTATCTATTTCCATTTAAGATAGACCATTATATTATTATTGCACCACACACAGAGTATATCGCTACAGGAGATACTCTACTTGATACTCACGCAATACCATTAGACCATTATCTTGAACCTGACATTGACAAAGTATTGTATGTTCAATGTAATGCTATTGCAAAGTTTCAAACATTTGTATATGATAGATGCCAGTTTGCAAAACAAATGGCAACTATGGTTCAGTTTGTTGATGACAAAAAAGCACAACAAATTAAAAAAACTATCAATCATTGTATCCGTACTGGAATACCAATTACAGATGATGTGGTCAATGCAATATCACACTCACATAATATTGACCCTAACTTAATGAGACTATGGAAGTTAGTTAAGTCAATTAAAATGGATGCACTTAAAAGGTGTGAACACGATGGATGGTGGACAACATTTGATGACGATGGCGAAATAGATGGCGAAGGTTATGTAATGTGGAATAGGTGGGGTATATACAAATTAGTGAATAGAAATCAATTTAGCAGATTAAATTTCCTAACGAACAACAATTGGGTCAGTTCATAAAGTGTCACAAGCTTTATTGAAAAGCGATATGGATACACTATAATAAGTACATAACAAAGAAACCCTTATGAACTCAGGAACTTCAAGCACAGAACTCAATGATATGTTCACAGACTTTGTGAACTACGTTGACAGTTTCTATGGTCAGAATGACCCACTCTATCCTATGATGAGTAGAGAGACAAAGCAACCGCTTACTAAGTTTGATATTCAAAGGGCATCAGAGAACTATCTTGTGATGTGTCTTGATGAAGCAAACAAGTTTTGCACATGGGGGGATGGAGATTCTCTTGATCGTGAGAGAGTCAGAGACATTCTACTTGAGGAGTACAACTACAAGTTTGTGGGGGAGTAGAATGAAATTTAATGTAACAGAAGTTGAGTTTGACTTTTGCCTTGATTATGCTAAACTCACATTTGATGAGGAAATCGAAATAAGAGATTTAGCACTTGGTATATGGGAAGCGGATGATGAAGATGATCTGATTGAAGAGA